CCTTGCAAAGTGCCTGCTCGCTTGTCCAATCATCCCCATCATCCAGGCCGTAGATAATCCCAAACTGGCTCTCATCGGCCAGATGCCCATCAAGTACCTTGGTGTTATAGGTTCTGACTTCGTAACAAATCCCTGCACGATTGCTACCAGCCGTGGTGATCACCCAAAGCAGCGAGTTATCGCGCTTGCCAATCCCGGTCTCCACCACATCGTAGACCGTCCGCGTTTTGTGCGCATGTAATTCATCAACGCATCCAAAGTGGATGTTTAACCCATCGAGGGTTGAGCCTTCGGCAGAGAGCGCTTCAAACTTAGAGCCCGTGTTGAGCACATGCAAATTGTGCGCACCCACGCTAACGCCAAAGCGCTGCCGAAACCCCGCACTTGCTCGAGCCATGGCCTGAGCATCGCCAAACACAATCCGAGCCTGATCGCGCGTTGTAGCAAGTGAGTAAATCTCTGCGCCCCCTTCGCGGTCTGCAGCCAGCATGTAAAGTCCGACGGCAGACGAAAGGGTCGACTTGGCATTCCCCCTGGGCACTTCGATGTAGGAGCGCCGAAACCTGCGCTTGCCATCGGGTTTGATCCATCCAAACACGGTGGTGAGAATAAACGTCTGCCAGGGTTCAAGGGTAATCGTCTGACCCGCAAGCGGCCCTTTGACGTGCGTTAGGCGCTCGATGAAGGCGCACAGGTTATCGGCTGGCTGGAAGTTCCTGCCGTCCTTATCCGGGAGTTTGGGGTTGAAAAGAAACGGACTGGCTTTGCCTTTGAACTTGGCAAGGTCATCCAGTTGGCGCTGGCAGGCTCGCTGCACCCAGTGGCAAGCCAGGATTTCGCCGGCCACCACCTGCTCGGCGTACCGCTTGGCGATCATGGCCGTTTGAGTTTGGGTAGTCATGTAAGCGCGGAGATTCCGGCAGTGTGTTGTCATCAGCTACACATCCGGTTAGGATATGTGTATCGGTTGTGTATTCATTTGGAGATGCCATGCGTGACGCCGCCATCAATTTGCGAGCTCTGCCTCAACAGCGCGACCTGATCGACCAGGCCGCGCACCTGCTCGGGAAAACCCGCTCTGACTTCATGCTGGAAGCCGCCTGCGACAAGGCTCAGTCGGTGCTGCTTGACCAGGTGTTCTTCAGCCTGGATGACACCAAGTTCCGGGAGTTCACGGCCATGCTGGATGCGCCGGTACAACCCAACCCAGGGCTGGAACGCTTGCTGGCTGTCAAGGCCCCCTGGAAAGTTGGCGCATGAACTTGCGTGCCCCGGAGTCGTTGTCACCGGATCACCAAGTCAGTTCATTCGCCTGCGGCGAATCAACGCTCGACGATTGGCTCAAACGTCGCGCGCTGGGTAACCAGGCCAGTGGTGCCAGCCGCACGTTTGTCGTCACAAGCCCAGAGGGTGAGGTCATGGGCTACTACGCTTTGGCTGCAGGTGCCGTCGCACACCAAGACGCCACCCGGTCCATTCGTCAGAACATGCCCAACCCGATTCCAGTGATGGTCCTGGCCCGTTTGGCTGTTGATGTCCGAGCGCAAGGATTAAAACTCGGGGCAGCCTTGCTTCAGGATGCGTTACAGCGCTGTGTGCTGGTGTCGCAAAACACAGGTGTGCGAGCCATGCTTGTGCATGCACTCAACGATCGTGCCCGCCAGTTTTACGAGTACTACGGTTTTAAGGCATCGCCCGCACATCCCATGACACTGATGCTGCGGATCAATCAGTCATCAATCTGATATTCAGCCAGCGATATCTGCCCAAGGATCCTGCTTGTCGACCGACACCTGCGGCACCTGAACCCGCGAGCGCGATGCGGGGGTGAAACCCATCTCCGTCTCGTAGCCCTTCATCTCCTGGGCCAGATCCCGGATTACATCCATGAGCGGCGAGCGACGCAAGATGCCGCTAGGGGTTTTGATGATCATGCCGGCCACGCCCGATCGATTAATTTTTCCCAACGCCTCGCGGTAAAGCCCAGCGCAGTTGGCCCAGCGCTCCAACACGGATGCATCCAGTGATGACAACAACCCCGGCGGTGCGTTCTGCACCGCATAGATCCAGGCCTCCTTGGCAATATCAGACATGTACTCAGGTGGCTCACCCAACTGCCCGGCTGGGCGTGGCTCATGCGGGTTGGTTCGGCACTTCTGAAGCGTGCCCTTGATCTTCTTGACCGCAACAGGTAACGGTTTACGGCCGGCCATATCGCTCGAGGTCTTGCGCGTTGAGTGCGAACTGCGAAAGCTCAGATAAGGCCATTACGCGCAGATCCTGCGCCTGGGCGGGGGACATCTCTTCCAGTCCCGCCGCGATCCACGACGATACATCTGACCTCTCGATCGCGGCCAGGTCTGCCATATAGGCATGCTCTGCGGTCAGTTCTTGCATTGGTTTGTCCAAAAAAACATTCTCAATTTGCACGCACAAGATTTTGGACACCCGCGCGCATCGCCACCGCCCAACGGTAGAGATTTGACCCCCCTAGGGGGTGATTGGGGGTCTAGCGCCGGCCGGCAGTCTCTCTGGCCGTCTTGCGGTTGTGGCAAGCGACGCAGAGAGGCTGCAGGTTGGCCCTATCAAAGCGGGCACCGCCGTCTTTAAGCGGCACCACGTGATCCACCACCCCAGCCAGAACCAGGCGACCGTGGGCCTTACAGGCAAGGCACAGCGGGCTTTCGCGAAGCACCGCAGCCCTCAGCACCCGCCAAGGCCTGCTCTGGTAAAAGCTCACTTCGGTATCAAAGACACGTCTGGCCCGCCCGTAGTCACGGTGCGCGCTGGTTCGGTGTTGGGGGCAAAAGCCCGGACTTGACAGTACCGCCCCGCAGCCAGGGTAACGGCAGGGCGTTGGGGCACGTCGGGGCATGTTGGAATCATGATCAAAAAATAATCGGCAGGCGCACTGGAATGACTTGGCTTCATTGGGAAGAAGAGCGTTCATCCGAACATGATCAACAACCGCAAGGAGCCTCCATGTCCAGCAAACTCACCCCCACCCAGCACGCCATCCTCACGCATGCTCTCGCTCAGACGCAGGGCAGGGTGCTTTGGTATCCAGAGGCCCTCAAGGGCGGGGCCAAAGACAAAGTCACCGAGAGCCTGCGCAAGGGCGGCTTCATCGCTCAAGTTAAGCGCGAAACCGTCGTCACCAAGGCGGGCTACGCGGCATTGGGCCTGAAGCCACCGTTCATTGAGCACCGAGCAGTCAGAACCCGCCAGACCAGCAAACAGGCCGAGGTGATCGCGATGCTCAAGCGAACCGAGGGCGCCACCATCAATCAAATCTGCGAGGCAACTGGCTGGCAACCACACACCGTGCGCGGCGCAATAACCGCTGCACTCAAAAAGAAACTCGGACTGAACATCCAGTCCAGCAAAGAATCCGGCGGCGACCGGATCTACAAAATCTTAGCCTGATCAAACTCAGCGAGTGCCTCATCCGCAGGCTCTCCCAGGCGGGTGGCTTTGCGACCGGTGAACGCCTCCCAACGCTTGACGATCACGTCCACGTACTTGGGGTCGAGTTCGATCAGCCGGGCTCTGCGCCCTGACTTCTCGCAAGCAATCAGCGTCGAGCCTGAGCCGCCAAAGGGATCCAGCACCAAGTCCCGGGTCTTGCTGCTGTTGCGGATCGCTCGCTCGACCAACTCCACCGGTTTCATGGTGGGATGCAGGTCGTTCTTCGCAGGCTTCTTGACGTTCCAGACATCACCCTGATCGCGAGCACCGCACCAGTAGTGATCGGCACCGTCTTTCCACCCGTACAGGATGGGTTCGTACTGCCGCTGGTAGTCGGCGCGGCCAAGGGTGAACGTGTTCTTGGCCCAGATGATGAAGGTGGACCATTTGCCACCTGCAGCGCGAAATGCAGCTTGCAGGGTATCGAGTTCACTGGAGGACATGGCGATGTACACCGCACCCTTGGTACGGGTGAGGATGTTGTCGCAAGCGTCGAACAAGAAGCTGCCGAACCCTTCGCCCAGGTTGTCGTTCATGATGGGGCGGTTCTTGCCGCGCATCTTGTCCTTGGCGGTGTTGGCGTAGTTCACGTTGTAAGGCGGGTCGGTGAAGGTCATATCAACGAGTTCGTCGCCAAGCAACGCCTTAAAGTCATCCGCCTTGGTGGCATCACCGCAAAGCAGTTTGTGATCACCAAGGATCCAG